AATCCTACTTCAGTATTAACAACATCAGAATATTTTGATATAATTTTAGTTTGATTATCAGTAAATACAAAATGACCTCTTGCGTAATATATACCAGATAATAGTGTAATTAATATTCCAACACCCACTGCTGGGTCAGCAGCTGAATTAATTGTTTGAACAGTTAATGTCTTAGATCCACTAACAATATCTTCTCCTGGAGTCATTCGTATTGTTGAAGAGCCTCCAGTAACACTACTAGTATTAGTATATTGAACATATAATGTTGCAGGATCACTTCCTACAGCTGCTACATATTGTAATAACTTTACTTGAACAGAAGAATTTTGACCCACCCAAGTTTCTCCTACAAACGATTCAATATCAGCAGGAATTCCGTTAGTATCTGTATTTAATTTTATAAATTCGTACTTTTGATTAATCGTGGCGCCACCTGGTTTTACTACAGCGCCTTCTTTAAATATATTACTACCAAATCTTGATATTTGTTCTTGAAGTATAGTTTGCAGCTGTGTTAATTCTCTCGCCTGTAGTGCCTTACCAGAATTAAATAGTATTTTATGATAACCAGCGCTATCAGCAAAATCGTCTTTATACAACGTTGGAAAAGTGGTTTCAGTTAAATTAGTGGCCATAGTTTATTCCTTAAAGTGTAATTACTACTTTTAAATCTTCTTGTTGATTTATAGATCTTGTTACTGGTGCTCTATTTTCTATATATAATATTTCTCCAGATAGTTTATCAACATCATCTCTCTCAAAGGCCTCAGCGTCTGCGTCAGCACCAGCTGAATCTAAAGTGGCACTTATACCACCACCTATAATTACTTCAGCTTCTTGAAATGTTCCAAATCCAGTAGCTGTAGTCTGATGAAAATATATTCTATCTTCATCTACCTCATCAACAAACGCTTTTGCGCCTGAGGCTTGTCCTACTATAGTAGTATTTAAAAGATTTGCGTTAGCAGTTGCATTTAACTTTAGAGATCTTAAAACCTTACCACTAGATGTTGCAAAGGGTGGTCCATCTGCAGCACTGTCAGAAGTGTGGTTAGGATCTTTTATTAAAGCAACTTGTCTAAAACTTTGACCTACTATAAAATTGCTATCTTCTATACCATTAGGTTTTGTATTAAACATTAATGAACTTGAAAATAAATCATCTCTTGAATCTGCACCTAAACCGTTGCTTGGTCCTATTATTGCTCTGGCAGAAGCTCCAGTGCCGCCACCAGCATTTGTAAATGAAATACTAGCAAAATTATAACCTTGCCCCATAGCTATAGCACTATCTGTACTTGAATCAAGTTCAATCTTTGTTATTACTTGATTTACTACTGTTGCAGTTGCTGCTGCTCTAACACCATCACCAGTGATTACTACGTTAGGTGTAGATGTAAACCCAGAACCTCCAGATGTTAGTGCAATTCCTATAATTTGACCAGGAACTGCTGAATCTTGTACAAGTGCTTGCTGAATAGTTAAAGGCGGTAATGCTGCGCTTGGATCAACCAAATTATTGTGGTCTGAAGAGTCTAGTACCTTTTCACATGGTAAAAAATTTGCTGATAAAAATGCACTTGCTCGACTTGCAGTTAATGTATATAAAAATTTCCACACGTATCCATCGGATGTTTTAAATGGTTTAGTGGACACTCCATCAGGTTTAATAGTCGATGTTGTTGCTACTCCGTTAGAATTTTTAGCTTGTTGAAGACACATGTAAACTTGATTATCTTCGGTTAATACCGCATAAGGATTAATATCAGGTATGCCAGTAAAAGTATCATCATATCCTTGGTATAAAGATCCAGATGACCAATTATATCTTGGTACAACATATGATATGTCTGTAGCAGATTTTATTGATTGTAAACTATTTCTTACACTTCTAATAGTTCCATCATTAATTATTGGTGTTGGTACTGTTTCAGCTGAATCCCATTGCTCAGATCTTCCTATTCCAATATAATACCTATTAGTAGTATTAACCACTTCATTAAATACAGTTTGTGCTAACTGCTTTTTAAATGGGCGAGTTATTATTGCTGACATATTCTATTCCTTTATGCTACTGTTACTTCACCTTGATTGCCTACAAGAGACCAGTTTGTTCCATCCCATATACAAGTACATCCATCATGTTGTGCAAGTGTAAATTTTGCGCCTTGTGAAAAGTTTGTTGGAGTTACTTGAAGCGGTCCAGCTCCTTTATTTGTAAATATTTTATATTCACCTACTACTGTTCCATCAGCCATAGTTGCAACTAAAGTGCTTCCTTTATTTCCTATGATATATGTTGCTGTAGCTGATACCGCGCCATCTCCTGTCATAGTAACTGCTGCAAAAGCTGCTTTAGCTATGCTAACTGCACCTGTTCCTTTACCTGCAAGTATAACATCTAAATTTGCTCCACCACCAGTTGCAGACAATGTAGGACCAGTCGTAGAAGCACCATTTGCAATTGTTAATTCATTTACCGCACTCGATGTGGCAGTAAATTTAATAACTTCATTTCCGTTAGTGTCATTTAACGATGTTCCAAATTTACCAGTATTTATTATAGGTGATGTTAGTGTTTTATTAGTAAAAGTTTCTGTTCCAGCTTTTGTTGCTATTATTCCGCCACCAGTAGGAACTGTTAGAGTTCCACTATTTGTTATAGATGCTATAACTGGTGTTGTAAGTGTTTTATTAGTAAGTGTTTCAGTATTATCTATTAAAGATACTGTACCTGTTGCATTTGGTAATGTAACTGTTCTATCTGCAGTAGGATCAGTTACTTTTAGAGATGTTTCATTACCATCAGGTGTACTACCTTCAAATATTACACCATCAGTACCTAATGTAACTTGAGTGCTTAACGTGTTAGCATTACCACCAAGAAGAGTATATAATTCTGTAAAATTTGCATTAATTTTTGTACCAGCACTACGAAGCGTATCGCCTGTTCCGTCATTTGCTGAAGATCCTGTGCTAATATTTTCTCTTGTCATTTTTTATTCCTAATTATAGTGTTATTTATACTAGAAAGACGAGTCACTTGTACGTCTTGTAAATATTTGATTATCCATAGTTTCTAGTGTTATTGAAAAGTCTGGAGTTGCGTTTTCATCACTATCTCTAATACTACTGTCATCAAAAGTAAATGAATTTGGTGTTATAACTTGTTTGACTGAATGGTAGGTTGTATCTAATTGTTGTAAAGTAAACCCTTGGTAATCGCTTACTAACTCATTAAGAGCAGTTCTTACATCTGTTCCACTTGAATCTATTAACACTGTTGCTTGTAGGAATGGCGTAGAAAATGTTGCAATAGCTTCAGATACCAGTGTTGGACCAGGAGAAGAATCTACTAAAGATATAGGTGCAGTTATATTTAATGATGCTACTGTGTCAGATACAACTTCACCTTTATAATAGAATCCTGCAGGATGAACAAACTTTTTATATAATTCTTCCCATTGCGAAGTATCAATACCAGTTTTTACTAATAATCCAAACGTTTGAAACAATTCATTGTTTTGTATATACTTTAAAGAGTCAACACCTATTTGACTCTTTGAATCACCGATATTAAATATTGATTCTTTTCCATATTCTACTTCAGCAACTTGTTGAAAAAATAATCTAAAAAATTCTTGAAAATTAAACTTAGTTCCTTTATTTCTAGATAGTTCAGCTAATCGAGTTAAAGCATATCTAGTATCTGTAAAATTGTCACCAGTTTCTAATCCTCCAGCAACCTCACCTACTAAGTTATTAAGTAAATTCTCAGGAGTTTCATGTATATCTTTGGTGCCGAATAGCTGTCTAATGTTATCGCCAAATGCGTGCGTTCCATTGTCAGAATCTATAAAATCATAATATTTTTCTAAAAATGAAACTAACTTAGGATAGTCTGAAGTATAATATTCAGGAAGCGCTTCACGAACTTTTCTAACTTGTAAATTCTTAAATCTTCTTTTACTATGATAATGAACTGACATTAAATAGATACCTTAGTGTTTTGAAAATCAAGTAATGCTCTAGAAGTTGATACAGATTGATCTAATTCTAATACGTAATTACGTAAAGGCCTAATTGTATTCTGATTAGCTGGTGTTATAGATATACTTATAAAAGAACCTTCTATAGATGAAGGCTTAAACCCAACTAAATTAACAGTGCCTAAATCTGCACTGTATGTTCCAACATTGTCAACCTCAATTGATCCAGTAGAAGATACAACTTGTATTTTGCTAGATCCTATTTCATTTTGTAAAAAACAAGATTTAGAATTAAAAACAAATCCAGATGATTTCAGTGTGGCTATTGTTGTATCTGGCGCAGCTAATTTAACAGGGTACGTTATAGTGTAAGACAAAGATATGTTATTAGTTGGAACAAAGGTTTGTAAGAGCTTTACATCCATTCTAGAGTTAAGTATTGCGGGGTCTAACGCATCGATAATAGTTAACAAATTAGATCTTCTAAATACTTTATTAAATTTTCCTAAATTTACAGAAAAATATTCTGTAATTGCATTTTGTACTAAATTTTGCATAGCTTGAAGAGTTGAACTAGTTAAATCTGGATCTAAATTAAAATTTGTAGATAATTGTACAAGTGTTGTTATCGGATCTACGTATTCACTTGTAATAGACATAACTGACATATTATCAGTTAACTCTGTTTTTATTTGATCTTTAACTGATAGTTGTGTGCTAGCTGTTATTCCGTCTTTAAATTTTAATCCAAGATATACAACTCCATATGTAGCTGGAACATTATCGTGGCCTCCATAAGACGTTACATCATCTAAATAAGCGTTATAATTTGAAAGAATTTGTCCTTTATAATCTTCAGCTGTTACAAGTCTGCGCTGAGACGTGAATGCTATAGGAGCATTTTGCCTTATTGATTCAATATTTTCTTTAAACGCTCCTCCTGCCGAATTTGCAGTAGTAACTACAATCATATT